TTGCGCGGTTCGATCTAGAATTACAACATTGGAAAGATAAAAATAAAAATAGTTGACAATATTATTTAATTATATTATAATTAAGTTGTAAGCAAACCAATCAAACAAATGTTATTCCAAAAAACAATCACAACTCACGAATACATCACAGGCAATCGCGAGGTCAACTGGTATTTCGAGCATCAGGAAGGCAACGAGTTCGGATACTTAGTTATCATCACTAATGGCCGTATTGATCGCGAACAAAGATATGAAGCTAAACAGTTTTACGAATTGATTGAAAAAACAAAGCAATTGATTCCTGAATGTTGGGAAGGTTGGAATGGAGACAACTTCAATCACAACTATAATTACATGACTCCTGAAGACTTCGCTGAAACAATGTATGAGGAGGTTGCTTAAAATGAATTTCAACAATGACGAAAAAGACGTATTATTTTTAAGTCTTAACAACATAATCAAAGATTATGAAAAATGGAATCGTTTAGAGACAAAAGACAAATATCATTTTTTGACTACATACAAAAAAATAGCAAAAAATAATAATTCAAAATTCAATATCAGGTATAAATTACGCGATATTTTGGAAGACTACGATGAAGAATATCTTTATGACGGGGTTTTTATAGTTGAACCTATATTGGAGGCTCATATTAAATTAAATGGATAGTTTTTTACACAATCATCAAGCCGCGCTTGATTGGCAAAGAGAATTGCAGGCAATTCGAGATCGCGGCGATGATGAAGATGACAAATATTTTAACCACGAATACGATTTAAAAGACGATGATTTTTTCAATGATTGAAACACCTTCCTTACTTTCGCCCTGTGGCTCATATCAGGTTGACTTTTTCCCAATAAAAGGTCGATCTGATCTTTTTTTAAGATGTGGTGTTTTTGAAGGTCTTATTGAATTTCAAGAATGTGTATCGCACGTTGAAATGTTTCGCGAAGTAGAAAGCAAAAGATTCAGAAAATTTAAAACAATTGGGCAAAATAAAATCCCACAAGAAATAATCATATGAAAGATAAATATTCAATCAAGCCTGTTTTAAGTTCAGAATGTTATGAATGGTTTTTAAAGAAACATTATGCGCGAAGATTGCCAAATATAAACTGCGCATTTGGGTTGTATGACAACTTGAATCTATTGCAAGGTGTTTGTAGCTTCGGAAAGCCTATGAGCCATACATTGGTATCTGGCGCAGTAAATGGATTATATCAAGATAATTTTCTTGAATTAAATAGATTAGTAATCAATGAAGGACTAGAAAAAAATGTTCTTAGCTTTTTTGTTTCTGGTTGTTTGAATAGATTGCCGAAGCCATCAGTTGTTGTTTCATATGCTGATACATCGCAAGGCCATCACGGATTTATTTATCAGGCGACAAATTGGATTTATACAGGACTAAGCGCAAAGTTCAAAGATTATGCTGTAAAAGGTCTTGAACATATGCACCACAGTTCGATTGAAGATAGCGTTGGCCGTTATGACGAAAACAAAAATATTAATAAACATGAGTTATTAAGAAAAAAATATGGCGATAGGCTTTATATGAAAGAACGTCCGCGAAAACATAGATATTTTTATTTTTTAGGCAATAAAAAAGAAAAAGCCCTTATGAATGAGAACTTACAATATAAAATCGAATCATACCCGAAAGGCAACAACAAAAGATACGATGCAAGCTATGAGCCGAGCGTTCAGGGCGTGTTGTTTTGATCTAAGGGGCGTAATGTGTGTTGCGCGTGTTCTGATCTTCTACTGTCATCCCACAAGACTTTGTAATAATAATGAACCGACCCTGCGCTGTTTGTTTTGGTAAATACCTCTGTAATTTTTCCGTTTCTATAACGTGGGGGAATAGCTGATGAAGTGTAGGAAATTTTTTTAACTGATTGCCCGATTGCATATTTTTGCCCGACTAGAATTGCCATAAGAGTTTGTTTAGTAGTTTTTTTATTTTACCAAATTAGTCAAATAGGTTGTTGACGTATCTATTTAATTATATTATAATAGAATTGTTCTTAAGGAGGATTTATGAAAAATCAAAAATTAGTTTGGTGTGAAAATGCAAAAGGATTTGAGCATTGCGGAAATTGCTTCAGGGCAAAAGTTCTTGATGATGCTGTTATGGATAGACCCGCGCGTGAAGGTTATGTTTGGGTTCAAATGGTAGAAACACCAAAGACACCAATTGTTGGCGATGCTTGGGTTACAGAATGGCCGATTGAAATGGGAAGCAAAGATATTGATGATAAAGAAAAATTTATTACAGGCTTTTAATTAAGCCTGTTGACATACTCAATTAATTCTATTATAATAGGAATGTAAGCAAAACAAATCAAACAAAATGAACATTCAACTTGAAGGACTACAAAACGGATTCACAGTTGTTGACGGCGGCAAAACTGCTCAACAACTAAACGGCTTTCGTTTTACTGTTATCAGAACTGCTGACAACGGCTTATTTCACTTTGCAACTGCAAAGCAAGTTAGACAACTTTGGAAGTAGGAGGACTAAACAATGGACGGCTTAAAACTAAACCTTACACCCGATCAGGCAACAGCTTTATATCTTGCCCTTGATAATACAATCTATTTCGGAACAGACTTCAGAGATAGATTCACAAGAGAACAGCGAGATTATGTTCTTAATCTTTTCTCAAAAACTAGACCATACAACCCACAATGGAGGAAAAACAATGGCTAACAGGGAAAAAGGAACAGCGGACGCTGACAAGTATTCTGAACTTATTCAGGTACTTGTAAAACCCGCAACAAAAAAAGAATTACAGACACGCGCGATCATTGAAGGAAAAACACTTTCTTGTCTTTTGCGCGATGTTTGCGAAGAAGAAGCAAACAAAGAATATGAGGTTGAGTAATGGACGAAGAAAAACCAAAAACAGGCAAATGTGAATTTGACGTAGAAAGGCAATTATGGATTGTTTATAACGGCAAAGAATGGGTCGAAGTCGATCTTAAAAAACATCGTTGCAATTTCAATAATCCGAATATGAACAAATATTAAATATTGAATATTGACACTCTGCCATTTTGTGCCATTGTGTGGATGAATTAAACCAATTATGACCACAAACAAACCAATTCGTGTACAAATCAAGCCACAAATTGTCGCGCTTTTAGAACCAATTAAACCAGAACATCAGACTATGGCTACTTTTATCAATGATATGCTTTATCGAACCTCAAAGGGGTTGACACCATATGTTACCCTGAATTTATCAAGCGAACAAAGTTCGCCAGAAAAAACAAAAGAAAAAAAACAAGAGAGCGCAGATAAATTCTCTAATATAGATTCTATTAATAAGAATAAGGAAAAGAAAAAAATTGACCCTTTTTCTTCTCCCAAGATCAAAAAAGAATTAATTCCTGATGATCTACAAAGACACGCCGATTTAATTGTTGAATGGTGGCCGATAAGACATAAGAAAAAAGCAACTTGCAGCGAAAAGGTCGCGCAACGCATTTTTAAGACTTTGAGATCGTTTACCCTTGATGAACAGATTAGAGCGCTAGAAATGGCGATTATTGGGGGTTATAAGGATGTATATAAACCTAACGACAAGAAATTCTTTAAAAAAGAAGAACCAGTTGTAAATCATCCCGCGTCAAAAGTATTTAAAGCAAGCGATCTTGATTGGCCGCAAATTAAAGTTGTTGATGAACTTAAATATGTAGATACAAAGGAGGAGAAAAAATGAATCTACTTCATAGCCCATCAAACAAAGTCAGCGTTTATTTAGAACGCGAAGATTTCGGTATGCCTGTTCCAAGGTTTTCTGTAAATTTTAAAAATGACGGCGACCCGCAAGTTTACGGAACAATAGCAGATATTGGAATGTTGGTTGAATATGACCCATTACTTCCAAATTTACCTCTTTATCTTTGGAACGCTATTGATGAAATTTATGGCGAAGATTTAAAAAAAATCTTTGATGACTTTATGAGCAAAGGGGGTTATCCAAATGGAAAGATTAGTTGATATTGGTTCACTTGTAAGAACCTTAAAAGCGGGATTACAGAAACCAAACCCCGCAAACCCTGACCGCAAGATGTGGACGCTGACCGATCTCGACAAGAAAACTGACGGATGGCAAACTGTGGAGGACGATTGCAACAATGCAAAATCACGTTTTCCAAAAGGTTATCAGGGCGTAAAACATCGAAACCTCGCCCGCACTCAACAAGTCGAAGAACGTGTTGAAGTTGTAAACCCGAAAGATTATCCGACATGAAAACAGCCGAAAAGATCGACAAAGCAAAAATTCGTATAGCAGAACTAGAACTGCTTATAAAATTCTGGGAACAACCTAAACCGAAAAAAACAAATGGAAACTAACGATTTACCACTTTTTAACTATCCAGTTGCACCGAGCAACAAAACAGAAACATCAAAAGATGCCGCTGAATCTATCAAAGACAAAATAAACGGGATGTGTCTTGATGTCTTACGATGTGTGAGAAACTTTGAAGATGGGCTGACGTGCGACCAAGTTGAAGAAATACTTGGGATGAAGCATCAAACAGCATCAGCCCGCCTTAATG